AAAATTAATGCCGGAAAAATCACCCTAAAATCACGGAAAAATACGAGAAAACGCGAGAATAAAGTTAAATAAGAACGACAATTAAAATACAAAACAAAGAAATCACGAAAAATGAAATGAAAATGGAACGCGAAAAGCGAAAATAAATTCAAAGAAAAGAAACGCGAAAAATTGCAATGTTAAATAGAAAAGTTACTATGTAGGTCCGCTTGATTTAATGCCCTCAGAGCTGCATTACAGACTGGCCATAAAGCCACCAAAGTTGATAACGGAGCCATCTCCGGCGACCCCACCGCTTGTTACGCCACGAAGGCGCAATCCTGGAGGGGGTCGGAAGACTCCATATGCGAAATCATCACCCACTGCTTGAGCTGTGTAGACAGATGTGCTATCTGTCACTACTGTGACGTACCCCGTGGAACGCCCCGTCAGTCCATAAAATTCACCAGTGTCCTGGTGCACATGATAATAGAAGTGGGTGTCGAATGGTACATTGATATCGACATAATTGGCTTGGCCGGTAGGAAAGAAGAATTCAGTGGCTTTGAATGCAGTGGTATTGGAATCACTAGTGACCGTAACGTCCACAGAACTGTAAGTGCTGGTTTGGGTCGAGACGGGGGGCATGTCTATAGCTGCGGGCATCATGTTATTGATAACGCCCATCTGATTGTACGCTGGCCGCTTATCGATGGCCGGAACGTAGAAGAGATCCTTCACTCCTTGTGTGTCATAAAATCGGTACCGGAGGGAGCCTCCCCAGGCTGCATAAAAGCCGCGAAATACATCTGTTGGTGTATTCACGACAATAAAATATTTGCCTCCGGTGATTGGTGTTCCTGTTGTGGCGTCCTGAACGACAAAGTACGGGGATCCCGTGCCTGGCGTTTGGCCTGGAATGACATGGAGTCGACGCAAGATTTCAGGCAAAGTTTTGACGGTGTACTCAAACTTATCTCCAACCGCTAGCCTACACGGCGGAGTGCTTTGCTTCTGAATGGTCTCGTCTTGCGTGACTAATACTGTTTTAGGCGTTTCTTGATCGCCTATATCGATCTGGGCTTCCTCAGTAATTGGAGCGTCCACTTCACCAGAGTGGGCGTCATATTTAGCTTTTCTTGAGGAAGCTGTGGCTTTCGTAACCAATATTCCGTTGCCGTTACGCACTTGGCTGACGCCATCCCAAACTGTATAGTCGAAGGGCATCACGGTGTTAGGAATTGCCATGTGAACGTTGGTAAAGGAGACCATCATGAGAACGTTGACAGTTTGAGACACCGAAGGCGCCGCGCGCATTTGGTTAGCGACGGAGATGGTAAGAGTGCCCAGAGAATAGTCCTGGATTGGATCAGTAAGAGTATTATCAGCCCCTTCCCATGCCCGAATGAATTCGGTTGCTTGGTTGTAGGGGATGGTAAACTCTGCTTTCTCATTGTCAACGAAGTCAAGTGTTTGATTGTAATACACATTGACGTCAGTGGCAGTTATTGGTGGTGGAGCACCGTAGGCTACGGTGGCGCGAACACGGCCAGTTTGGAAATTGGTCTTGACGGCCCAGAGCTCGACGGTGAGATCGAAGCGCACAAATTTGCACAAATTGAGGTATGCAACATTGAACGGAATGGTATCGTTAATGTTTTTCCCGAGCACACTGTTCAAGTTGGTACTGAACAGGACGGTGCCCACGGCATCAGTGGCTTCCCACTGGAATTCCTCAAAGAATGCTTTTCGTGCGAGTATATTGTGGATGTCCATGTCTTTTGGATCAAAGATTTCTCGGTGCAGACGCTCGTACCTCTGAGGATGGAGCGTGAGATTCTGCGATGGAACTAGACCATTGGATCGTGACATGCCTGGGTACTGGCCCACTGTGGGGACTGCACCTGAGGCAATGATGGGATTGTCCATAGGAACGACCGAGACATCTGCTTTCGGGGAAATATTCTGGGTATTTCCCTGTGGTTTTGTTGAATTTTCGATTGGAACGTTGCCAGCAACATCTGTGATGTTGTAGGTGTTGTTCGTGGTCATAGTAGAGCCGCCTTGACCGTGCGCAACCCAGTCAAGGGAAGCATGCCTGTTGGCTGAGGGCGTTTCCCTTCGAGAGGTACTTGGCGTGCTTCCGTTGTCAATTTCGCCTCTAAGAGATAGCGAAGCGGGCTGTGTCGGACGAGGGATCGTAAGCTTGGAATTCGGGAAGGAGGTGTACATGGTCACAGTCACTGCGTCTGAAGCAGTAGCGACCAATGGGGAGAGAACTCCGACCACAAAAGATCCAAGATTTTCAACTTCCTGGCTCTGATCAATTCCGGCGAAAGTGTTGAGCACACTACGCGGGAATTGGAACGGCACCGTCAGTTCGACAGTTGATGCCGTGTGTGGATTCAATACCACATGAGGGAGAGCCATCCACTGCTCTCGCTCATAAGTTGTTGGGCACTTCCCGAGTGGGAACCAGAATAGTGCCAAAGCGCCCTGCAAGAAGGGCGTTCCGTTGACCTGGAGCATAAGTGAAATGTCTCCTTGCCAATAGATGAATCTCTCGAAACTCATGTTTTGGATGTTGCTCTGAGAACCGAGAGAGAGGAGTTGGAAGGGCGCGAGACCCTGTCCTATGATAGTGCCTGGAGCCTGATCGGTAGTCCACTGGAAGGAACCACGATAAATGTGGGAGTCCAGTGTGAACTCCATAGACATAGCTTCTTCACCTAGGCCATGGCGCTCGCGCAAGAGTTGACGAGGTACTACGACTGAATCTTGCATCGTGGTGTGAAAGGTGGTCAGATCACGTTTCGCCTCACCAGAATGAGCATCATATTCAGAGAAAGCATAATATGCATCGTCTGAACCTGCAACTCTACGCGCGACTTTGAGTCGGCGGGAACTCCAGGACTCATTGCGTAGTTTGATCCCACAGATCTTGCTGATCCCGGTTGATAGAGACTTATAGAGTTCCATGTATTTGTCCCTCGACCAGAGAGAAGCCAAATCGAGGGCCTGCTCGCACTTATCGACAAGGGTCTGGTCTTTGTCCCCAGTGTAAGCCATCATGTCAGCAATGGTTCCCTTCTTGGGAGCACCAACCCATCTGCCACCAGCTTCAGCGAGGGCGACGGGCTGGGCGCCCAGAAAGTGAATATCTTCCCATTTCTGATAGTCTTCTATCGCGGCGCCTTTCTTGTCCGAAGTGTAAGTCTGGCCGAGTTCTTTCATTCCTTCCTGAATATCGGGGCCTTTGAAGTCGACGTCTTCTTTCATGCAGAGAATATGGTCATCCCCGAGGACCACCATCCGAATGTCTTCATCGAAGATTCTATCCGAACGTAGTTTCTTGTAAACGTAGCGGAAATAGATCTCATTCTGGATGTTGTTCTTGATGGTCGTGAACAAACAGCCGGAAGGATGGTAGGACTTGAATTGGACGAGATATTTCCCAAAGGCTACGGGTGATGCTGATTCGCTCTGGATGAAATCTTCCCACATCGCATCTGGTATTGCGAAGGGATTGATAGCGCGAATGATGTCATAGGCTTTCTTAGTAACCTCGGGATGGTGGTTGATGTCGAAGTTGCTATAGTCTCCAGCCTGAAACTTCAAAGTGTGGCGTCGAGACATTGGCTCGAGACCCACGAGATATTCATAGATTTTGTCCATATCGAGAGAATATTGGTTGAGAGAGATGCATGATGGTATGCCATTGAGAGGGTTGTTATTTATAATAGATAGAAGCGATCCGAAGTATTTACGATAAATGCTCTGTCTCACCATGTCCCCGCAGTTGATAGTGCGAGTGCGCATGTTGTCTATTTTCTCCTGTGAGACGGTCTCATCTTTCAAATGGGCGACCCATCTATTTTGGAGAACTGGGCGTCCCTCGAGAATATCACTCTCCATCTGCTCAGTCATAGCCCGAAACTTATCAGTTATGACCAATCTGTTCTGAGGTCCCTCGTAGTAGGCAAAATCTTTCTTTCCGCGAGTAGTCTTAGTGAGGCAGAGTGGATAGCCAGCCGATGTAGAGAGACACATGCCGCGAATTTCGCCATCAATACCTCCAATGCTCTCCTCAAGGGTGAGCATTCTCTTGATGCCATCAGAATTGTGGACGAGGATTTTGTAATGGTCCTCCACATCCTTAGAAACCTGATCGAGGATATCTGAGTCGAGTTGGTGTTTGAATTCTACACTGCCTATGGTTCGGATTTTGACATCGATAGGATCGACGACTTCTCCGTCTCTCTCCAAAGGTTCGAGAATAGCAGGTTTCTTCATGGACACGAGGTCTGCTGGCATGTAAGGACGGATGACACTTTCCTGGATGGCCGTCTTGCGATTAAGATGGACACGTTCAATGTATGGGAGCACATCGAACTGAGCGATGTTGGGTCCTTCGAACTTGCCAGATCCGTGGGAATGGTAGATTTGCATATTCTTTTTGCGGAATTCGTTGCATGCCTCAATAATCGATGAAGTTTCCACGAGTGTTTTTCCGGCCGTCACGAGGGATGGTGTACCCTGAGGGCAGCCGAACTCAGAAATCTTCTCGACCAATTCGTCGGTGAAGAGTTTATCCCATTTGTCAAGGTTGAGGTCACTGTAAATTTCACTCGCGCGGGTTTCGTTGAGACCACTCTGGGCAAGCCAGGCGGTCACTCCGGTGGTCATGAAAAAGATTTCAGCTAGAGTAGTGGCGGCCGATTGGCTGCCTTCCTTAGCTTTCTCCACTAGATTCTCGAAACTATCTCGCTTGATGGTTTTCACGAGATCGTTGTGGTACTTGGGGTTGGTTTTGATTCTGTCGAGGTTCCATCTGTTGCAGTAGTCTGCCACTTCGTTTTCGTCCGTGTGGCCTTGATATTCACCTGCAGCTGTGTCCAGTTCTTCAACGAGTTCTTTCGTGACCATGGTGCAAAGACTGCATCCGGAGGCACCCTTTGATTCCTGGCCTGCACAGAGCATGCCAAGAATCTTTCCAGCATAGCGACCGTATAGGCCCACTAGAGGCGATCCACAATCACCATGCTTGGAGGGGACGTTCAGTCTGTAGACATAGGTAGCCTCGACGGCCGAACTTGAGTGAGCACTCCAGGGCACAGTATAAGACACATTATCATTGGGGCCCATAAGAACATAAGTTCCATGATAGACATTCTTGTCAGGGATGGTGATGCTTCCCACCTGTGGGCTTGAGGTGATCTCGACTTCGTCGTCCGCAATGAACTTGCCTCTGTTATCAGGGAAATTTGGGCAGGTATTGCCCTCGACCTGAATAATGATGGTATCAGTGTTAAAGTCATAGGATGGTTTTATTTCCCGGAGGACGACAGGATAAGATTTACCTCGGATGGTAATAGTGCCTTCACTAGGTGTTTTAACCCAGGCAGTCTGACCAGTGGTTCCATTCTTAGTGGAATAAAAATGGTGGAGATTGGTCAAGAATTTCTTCCCGTACAGGGGAATTCCATAGCCGTGAACGTAGCGAACACTGCCATTGTCCATGTCATAGTGGAATTCGAATTCGAGAACCGACTTGGGATGGGACTCGTCAATGCCATGGCCATGGTAAGAGTTGTTGATACGGTTTCTCACCACGGTCTTGCGCTCCGCTTTACGCCGAGTTTCACTGTGATATTCCATAATTTCCTCCTTGTGGAGGAAGGACTTGATGAGCTGGACCATCTTGAGTCCACAGACGACGGAAAGCCATGTTGCTGCGAGGGCGATACCTGAGCAGGCAATTATGCGCATCATCTTTGGTGTACAGCCGACCTCTTCAAAGCCGAAGGTATTCCGGAGAAAACTCGAAGCACCGCCGAATTTGCCTTTCATGCCCTCATAGATGGCATTAAGATACTCATCGATGTAGACCATTAGGCTCGGTGTGGCCGTCATGATTTCGGGTGGAATGACTTGTTCACTCTTTTCTATTATCGCGATACGTGACTGCTCACTGGCATCTTCCACGACTTCCTTGAATCTCTCCACATCTGCTGCTGGTGAACCAAGAGAAGAAGCGGAGTAGTATCCAGTGTCATCGGGAATTGGGCTTTGTGCTAGATGTCTGACATCCTGATGTTGTTTTCCATTCTCGTTATCTCCCCTCCTGGCATTGATTGTTGGATTGATAACTGTGAGTCCCGCGGTAGCGATTTCACTGAGTATGGAGCATTCATCGACGGGAATGCCCTTAGTTCTTGCGATAGCTTGGTAAAAGAGTAGTTCTGGTTCCACTTTGGCCAATTGAGCGCGATTTGAGGTTGAAATATTGGTCATGATTTCGCGTTCTTTCTTGAAGCGCTCATAGGATATTTTGATCTCATCGATGAGTTCCTTGTAGCTCAGGAGTGGATATGACTCAACTCCCCCTTTGGCAATAGATGAGTACATTCCGGGTAGAATTCGGAACTGCATGTGAGCCAAGTCCTCGATGTACTGAGGATTAATTTCCTTTACCTTGACGAGATCGACATTTCCGCCTTGGGCCGCATTTCCTTCACTGAATGGTACAGGGGTTCCACAGGGAAGGTGGCTTCTAACCATGATTTGGACGACGTTATTGCGGCGACGCTGGAAGGCATCTACTGAAACTTTTGGTGGCCGATTATAGCTAATGTTATTGGCAGTAACTACCACTTCAGGGTGAACCTTTGTTCCCTTCTGTCCAGTAATTGGATTCGCTGCAATGTCTGCAAAAGGTGGGGTGAAATCCGATGAAGAGATGAGATCTAAATATTGACCGGCATGTTCTGTTTGCCTGGTCTCATCATTCATAGCTAAGAATTCGTCCCAAAATACTGCTTGCTGGTTGACGTACCCAGACCAGTATTCGAGTTCCTGGCTCCTGGTGTATATCTCGGAGCTCTCGTAGCCAAAAACGCTCTTGAAGATCTTCTTAGCTGTAACTGACTTTCCAGCACCTGGTTTACCGTAGAAATGGAGGGAGAAGGGCATTTGACGAGTAGTGGCCCCTGCGTTGAAACGTTCAACGACTGCGAGCTTGTTGAGCAGCTGCATGAAGAGGCCATAGGCGAATTGGCGGTGTTCGGGAGGAGGTTGGAATTCTTCCTTCACGAACTGCTGCACACATTCGAGTAGACTATCTTGGTAGACGCTGCATGTGACAATGGCCGGAATCTGATTACGCGTGATAACGATGGCCATGTCCCTCCATTGATCAAAAATGAGACGATTACGTGCGTCCGACGAACCGAATCGCAAAGTCAAATAGGACTTGATATTGATGGGGAGAAGCAACCACAGCATTTCACCGATTCCCTTGAGGGCTTTGACCCCTACGGCACCAGCGGCGAATATTGCCACGTAGTCTTTCAGAATCTTAACGTGCTTAGCTTGTCCATTACCGCTGAGACTTGAGATAGTTTTGTTCAGAAGTAAGGAGGCTATACCAGCAGTACCCTCAATTGCATCATTGCCGTGGGCCTCGTAATCGAAATCACGACAACAATCACAGTGAATATCTTCTTGGCTGTAACGGGGGGCATTTCCAGTTACAGCATCTTGAGTGTAGAGTCCGGACGGGACACCCACCATAGCGCGGCAACCACAATCTTCACCAAGAAGTGCTTCCATGATCACCTTGACGGTGAAGAAGCCCAAACTGATGGAACATGTGATCACAAAGAAGACGAAGCAGAGGTGCATAAGTCTAGGGTTTAAGAAGGAGTCAAAGGCCATGATGCTTTCGACGAATTGATTGAACACGCGAGAGATAGCCCCATCGAAGAGTTGGGATATCTGGGAACCAAGTGAGTCAAAGACGTTTTGCCCATAACAGAAAAGTCCTGATATTATCTTCTTGAAGCGGTCATAAGTGAGACTGGCGATGCTGCGTAAGCCCGAAAGGGCTTTGGAGACACTGTCATGGATCGCTGCTATTATGTAATCCATGCCGCCATGAGCTTCATAAACATCTGGGCATTCACCGACGTTATAATCTTCGCCAAGCAGTTCTCCGAGAATTTTGACCATTGACCAAGTTCGAGCTGGGCGTGAGCTACAGTTGACGAGATGTAGCGGGGACGCCGCAAAGATTCGATACCACTGCATATTACGAGTCGCGCCAAGATTTCGAAGAACACCTGGAGAGCCACGCGTGGCCCCCATCTGTTTTGCACAGCGAATGATAGAAAGATAACGATCCATTGCACATTCAACGGCATCAGCGTGGTTGATCGTAGTGAGAAAAGTTATTTCTTCATCTTGAGGGATGAGTTCGTTTTTCTCGAGCTTGTCCACATTGTCAGCGAGTTGGCCTTTCAATTCGAAATAGTCGGATCGAGGATGATGGTCGGTCAATTTGTCCGGAAGTGGAGAGTCCGCACCAGCCAGAACGTGTATAGGGATGCCATCCAGACGGTAACGCTTGACAGCTTCACCACTGATAGCGATAGTGCCTTGTTCATTGCTTTCACGGCCGAAACGGTCAATTATATAATATGGAATATTTTCATCCTTTCCATGGCTCTGGTAGCCGGTGTTATGACCCCACTCAACAATTGTTATGATACTCTTCGCCGAATCGAAAGCGACCCTGCAAATGATATCAATACGATTGTCGGGGAAATGGGATCCAACCATTTTAGCCTTGATGATGAAACCGTCTGAACCGATTGACATATATCCGTTAGCTAGATCATTATACTCAATGTAGACCGAATCGGGGACGACGCGGACCACAGTATCGAGGGGCCTAGCTATGATAGCGAGATTGCCATCAATAGCCATAACATTCACCTTGAACATCTGAACGCCAGTGTAGGTGTGACCTTCCGGTGCTCGGATGGTGGAAACAAATGCATCACGTTGGGAGTGGATGCCAATTGTAACTGGTATGGTCTTGTGACCAGTAGGAGCATGGGAATCACGAATGGGCACGACCGATTGAACTGCCATTGGAGCCGACGGGATGACATTGACTGCAGCCGTAGCCGCGTCGCCGCCTCTCTGGCTTTCATGGTAGGACACGCGCTCTTCCATTCTGAAACTCTCATCCTCAGCCATGCGATGTATATCGCTCTTCGAACTAGCTTTCTTGCGAAACATTCTTTTGAGAGCCAGTTCGGTGATCACTAGAAGGAATATATGATGTATAATATTGATCGAAAATGGTTGGATTGCCAGTGACGATTATCGGTAATTACCTGTTACGACACTTTATGGCAGAATTTCCGTACGGGTTTTAGCCGTAGACTCGGAAACTATATGTTTGGGTTTA